GGCATTAGCCATATTGTTGATTTGCTGCGAAGTATAGCCCGCCGCGCCACCCGTCGATTGGATAACCGCGTTTGTCTGCGCCATAACCTTTTGGCTGTCTGCCGCTTCATTGACAGCATAAGCCAGCCCGGCCCCAACGGCGGCAAGGCCAGCGGCGGCGGCACCCACGGCGATACCTCCCAGGGTTTCGAGTGCCCCGCCCACAGATTGAAGGGCGGATTTTGTAGCCTCCGCCCCCTCTGCGGCTATTTGGATTACGGCATCACCAGCGGCCATTTACAATCCAATCCTGTCAAAGAATGCGGCAATCACCCGCCCCCAGTCCAGCGATTCAAGCGCTGGACGGAGATAGGGCTGTGCGGCCATTTTCCGTGTCCCGAATTCCACATATCCGGCATAGTTGGCCGTGGCTGTAACAATCCATGACGCACCACTGCCCACCTTCTGAATAGTGGATTTCAAGAAGCCTGTATCTACCGGCACATTTCGCCGAGCATCGGTGGCGATTGCATCGGCGGCAAGCTCGGCCACGTAAGATTGTGCCGGGCCTAGCCGCGCGATTATGTCATCTAGCTTGCTGTGATGTACAGATACACGCACATTTATTCCGGGCATGACTATCTCAAGCTCTCGTTATTCTTCTGCTCGGCGTCCAGTATCGCCAGCCATTCGCTGACGGTATGCAAATCCAGGGCATCGATATATTCCAGCGTCCATCCCGTATCCCTGGCAAGTCGCCACCTGTTATAAGTCCAGGCGTCATCCATATGAAGCGTCGCGCCCCAGCGCAGCGCCATATACAGCGACTTGCTTAACCTGCGTTTGGGCGGAGGACTTCCTGCACGACTTCACCCACCGCCGCATCGATGGCGGCGTAATCCTTGATATCCAGGTTTTCAACCGTCTCGAATTCAAGCCCCGTCAGGTTGGCGAGGAATGTATCGTAATCGTCGCTCTTGGGATCGAGGCGGGCGGTCGCTTTAAGCTGTTTACGGGTGCGGATCATCGCCCGCACCCGCTCAGGATCAATCGTCACTTCCGTACCATCGCTTAATACAACCGTGGGCTTCTTGCTCTCGGCGTCAGTCATTTTGGCCTCCTGGGCCTGCTGCATAGGTTAGGCGTATGTCCCATCCGAAACGGCAGCGCTGAACTGGAATTCGAGCGACAATTCTGTCACGTCATCATAGGGCGATTTAGTTTCCTGCGACTTCACAAACGCGCTCGATACATAGTGCCGCACCTTGCCGCTTGCGCTGCCTTCCGGTGCCCATTCCAGCGTCCCGGTTGCGCCTTCGACGCACAGTACGGGTACATCAGTGGTGGCCGTGGCGCTTGTCTGAAGCAACGTCACCATTTTGGCCGTGCCGTCCTTCAGGGTGGTGAGGTAACTCCGAGCCGCGTCCGCGCCCGCGCTGGCGTCCACCAGGCCCATTTCGCGCTTGTTACTGAATTCGCGCTGATTGCCGCTGATCAGCGTGCCCTTGAAATAGACTGCTAAGTTACTGCCGGTAAATTCTGCCATCTGTGAATACTCCTATTTGTCGAAACGAATTCGATACATGCCGCCCGTGTGGTAGATAATCAGGCCACGCGGATCAACTTCCTCATATGCGATATCCTGCTCACGGGCTACCCAAAACGTCGCCCACCCGCCCGTGCTGATACTGATGGTTTGCATGTGCAGCAGCGCGTCGATTGCGCTGTCGATTGCCCCCGCCGCGCCCAGCGTGGTAGCGACGGCCTTCACCGTATATACCAGGTTACGGCTCCGGCGCGGGGTGATATTGGCGTCCCCGCCGCCCTGCCACTGATAAATCACATAGGGCAGCGCTTGATTCTCCGGGGCGATCCGGTTAAATACGCCCGTGGCTCCCGCGCCCGTCACGCTGGCGACGTTGAGCTTGGTATACAGCGCGTCCTCGATATCAATAACCGGGCTTGTCATGGTTTCAACCGTGCCAATTCTGCGCGCTTGGCAATCGTCCAGCTTTGCTCACCCATTACGGCAGTCACTTCATACGTTATCCCTCCAAATACAACCCTGTCCTTTTCGGTGATGTCCTGATCGTGCTTGAAATACATGGTATAGCGCGCCACCACGTTGAGCGCGCCATTAATCGCGCCTTCCGTCATGGTAGTAATCTCACGATCCCGCACGTCCAGACGGCATACACAAGTGGCGTAATTGCTCCACGTCGGCACCATGCCGCCATGCCCATCAGCGGCGGCACTGGCACGCTGGATTACCACCGTACCCGGCAGAATGCTATCGGCGGTATCTCGCATGGCTGTGATTTCGCCGTCTGATAACAGGCTCATGCTAAATCGCTCCGGCTAAAAGGCACGGTAGACAACCCGCCCTGACGGGTAAACCGCTCGTACATATCCTTATAGTGATCGTAAAGCTGCGAGCGGCTAAACATCTGATCCTCGGCCTTGAAGTCGTAAGCCTGTGCCACGTGGGCCAGCTTGCGGCTCCATACTTCCGCCGCCGCGTCGCTGACGTTGTACGAGCGTGCCCAGTTAAGGAATATTACCTTACCCAATTGATCGGCGGTGAAGCGGATAATGCCCGTCTGATAGTCCACCGAATACAGCGTATTCGAGATGACGACGCCGTTACTGTCCGTGAGTAACCACTGTGGCGATCCGCTCGGCTCTTCTTCCAGGTTGCCATAGCCGATAAAGTAACTGTGCCACTCGGTGACGCCTGCCACCCATTCGCGCTGAGGTACGAGCGTCAGCATATGGATAACCTCGACTTGTAAATCGAGGATATCTTCGAGCTGATCATCGCTCCAATACGTCACCGATCCCACCGTATAGTCTGCCGTGGTGGTTTCGGTGAGCATTCGCAGACGGGCGATCAGCGTCGCCATTCCGGTACGGGCTGCCATTATTCGGCCTCGACGCCTTCCGCGCTCTTGCTCTTCTTGCTCTTCTTGCTGGCTTTGATTGCATCGTCATACACAATCACGGGATTATCCGTGTAGCCGTCAATCAATTCCCAGCCGTGGGCAAAATAGAATTCCTCATTGGCATCGCTAAGAAGCTCCACCGTCTCGCCCGTCCTCGGATCACGATACTTAGGCATCATTACCACCTTTCGCCATTTGCGACACGCTCGAATAGTTTCTCGTACTGCGCGGCCATCCCGTCAGCGCTCCGGCATTCGGCAATCCAGGCCCGCGCCCGCTTCGGATCAATTTCTTTCAGGTGATTACAGCATTCCGCCAGCTCGCCGGGAGTATCCCGCACAAACCCGGTAATCCCATCCTCGATCATGCCGTCGTCCGTCAGCCCCAGCGACGGCGTACCACAGGCCGCGCCCTCTAAAAAGCTCGTAGCCGGTACGGCAGATATCACCGCACCCGCGTGGGCCAGCGTGTCAAAGAATAGGAGCCTGTCCTCGATTTGTAACTGCTTGTCGGCGCTCACCGGGGCCGGGCCTTCGCTGCCGATCAGCCACAAGGGACGCCCGGCGTTTATGGCCGTCTCAGATACCAGATCGAAACGTTTCCAACTCGCTGACAGCAGTCCGACACACACTAAATGCTTGCCGCGCACACCATCATAAAAAGGCAGCGTGGTGATATCCAACCCCTCCGGTATCACCATGCCATCGGGATCACCAAACCGCGCCGGGTGATTTTTGCAGCCATATACCCGATTGCGCGGGGCATGTCCTTCCGCATCTACCACCTTGCACACAATCGGCAAATCGTCGCGCAGCTTGGCAAACTCGAAATGATGGGAGCCGTCCAGGTAAGCGTCGTAATCCATCGCGCGGGTTGCCATCGATAGCGCCCGCTGATCTTCGTCCTGATGGATCACCATCTGACAGCCCGGAACGCGGCTGCCTGGCCCCGCGTATACCGTCACGTCATGCCCGCGCCGCTCAAGCGCCCACGCCAATCGATAAATCGCGCGCCCCAATCCGTGCCCTGGATAGTTGATATCGGTAGGCAGCCGCGTATCAGACAGGATCGCCAATCGCATCAGTTAGTCCCTACCCCACGACGGCGCGCGGCCTTATGGTTGGGCTTTTCAACCACTGCGCCCGCCATATATTCAGAAGCGTTTATTTCCCACGCAGGCTCATGGGCATATTCCGGCTTGTGACCGTTTGTCCCTTCCGGCAGATTGGGCACGGGGCATATCGTAATCCACACGTTAGGCACAACCTTGCGAAGCTCCGCTATCAGCGCCTCAGCCCTTGCGCGGGGCCACTGCTTGTTAATGTGGAATTCGCCAATCACATATCGCACGCCGTCCAGGAGCGCCGTTTTGCCTTCCAGGATTTCATACTCTGCGCCCTCACAATCAATCTTGAGCAGGGCAGGGTGATCCACGTTGATGATAGTATTCAGTGTTATGGACGGTGCGAATGCCAGCGTCGATGTATATATATTGTTGCCGCCCGTATTTTCGCCCGGCGTATCTGCCATGAATACGTCGCGCCCGTCTTTGGTTACGGCTATCGCATAAGCGATTGTATTGTCTCGCACGCCATTAGCCTGCCGGTTGTGCTGCAACCGCTCAAAGTTGGCGTCCATCGGCTCATAGGCCACCACCGCACAGTCCGGGAAGCGCTTCGCAAGGTAGCACGTCACAATCCCGACGTGCGCACCGATGTCCACCGCAAAATCGCCGGGCCGCAAGTCCACCATATCCAGGTGATAACTCGCGGTAACTTCCCGCTCGATAATCTTCGACACGCCACCTTCGGGATCATCCTCGAATTCGAGCGCCTGGCCGTTCAGCATCAGCGGCGGGAAGGCATTCGGGAAGATACGGCCATCCGTAGCTTTCCCGGCGCGACACTTGCTATCAAGGCACGGCGTCACGATCTGCCCCTGATAAGACAGTCCCACTTTGCCCCACTTGTGCGTGTGGTCCGCTGCCGCCTTCGCCCTGTCAAGCCCCAATTCGGCCTCAACCCGTTTCAGAGCCGGGAGCATATAGTTAGCGAATACCGCGTCGGCGTCATAGTCCTGCACTCGCAATCGTGCAAGCTGGCGCGGGTTGGCGTGCCACATACCTACTTCATCCGGGCCGACGATTTGGGGTGCGTGCGCCGTCTCGTAGCTTTTTTCCAGCGCATCCACAATCCCCGGAATGCTGGGTATCCGCCATATCAGGCCCGCATGGCGAGGGTAGGGCGCAACCGTGGGCACTTTGATCCCGCTGTAGCACAATTCCGACATGCTGCTGCTGTCAGAGACGATCACGGGTGTGCCACAAGCCTGCGATTCAATTATGGGTATCCCGAAGCCCTCCGCATAGGAAGGGCACAACAGCACGTCAGCGGCGTTATACAAATCCGCCATCGTCTCAGGGCCAATCATGCCCATATGGTAAAAATACTGATTGGGATAGACGACGCTGCCCACCGGATCGACGCCTGCCGTTTCCATAAAGTCGAAGATACTTTCGCCCCGCGCGCCCGTCATGTCCGTGTGCAGATAAAGCACGCTGTCGGGGTGCGCCGCGTGAAATTCCTTCCAGGCACACAGCGCCTCATAGAAGCCCTTCCGATTGTCATTGTTGGCCGAATTCATCAGCACAACAAATTTATCTTCGAGCTTCACCGGGTATTCGCGCTCCGGCTCATCGGCGTCAATCGCCTGCTGGATTAAGCGCCGCGCCTCGGCACTGTCGCCCGGCTTGTAAACCTTCATATCGACGCCATGCGGTACATAGTCACATTCGAAGCCGGCGTCTTTGAGCTGCTGCTCACCAAACCGCGAAATCGCCCACACCCAGCGCGCGCCCACCCGGAGCGCCTTGGCTAAGTCAGGCCGCAGCGGCGAGCTATCGACAACCGCCATTTGTATATGCGGGTGCTGCTGATAGGCCGTCACATCCGCGATAAAGAAATCAAACAGGCCAAGTGATACATCCGCCTGCGTCCAGCGCATGTGAGCATCGTATACGTCATTGCCCCATGCGTCGAAACGCTGCATCACGGCCAGCGTTTCATCTTCGCCGCGATAGGACGGCGCACCGTTACGATCCGTGAAGGCAAACTCGACAGGCTCATAGCCCGCCGCCTTCATGCGCGGGATAAACAGGTTGATTTGATTACCGTAGCCCGTTTTCCACTGCCGCCCATTCGATACCGTCATTATTTTCATTGCAGGTTTCCTTGCCGTCTCTTACGGCGTGGTGAAAGGGGCGGGGCACATCCCCGCCCCACAATCTGCTAGACGCTGCGCGGAAGCTCGAATGCGTACACCTTGCCAGCCGAGAAGCCCGCGAAAGTCATGCTGTAGCTCGTGCCGGTGGCATCCAGGAAGCGCGCCGGTTCAAGCACAAACCAGATTTTATGCTCGCCCGACGTACCCACCGCCGAAGCCAGATTGCCGATACCGCCCTGGACGTTGACGCCGGGGTTTGCGCCCGCCGTGGTTGATGCTGCCGGGTTGGCGGCGATAAACGTCACGGTGGAGGCTGCAACCGTCCCGGTGTTGTCCACGAGGATCAGCACCGCGCGGCCCTTCGATGGCGTCACGGTAAAGGTTGAAGACGTATCAACGGCAGTGCCCACCGGAGTAACCCCGGTGTTAAGGCCGAACGTCTGCGGTACAACTGCAACAGTAGCCATAGTTTATTTACCCTCCTTTTAGGGGTGCGTCGCGCCCAGCGAGGCCAGCGCGTTGGGCAGGACAACCTTCGCCCCATAGACGTGGAGGCCCTTCACCGCGTCGGCGAAACGGTACTGCGGCTCGTAGGCCGTCAGGTTGACGAGCTGCTGTGCAAACGTGGTAGCCCACGGATGCCCGGCCACGACGGTGGCGACGCTGTTCTGCGCCACGCCGTTGGTAGCGGTGACGTTATTGCTGATCATGATATCGAAGCCCGCAGCGCGGCCCACGACACCATTCTGAAGCACGTCATCCTGCCCGGAAGTCTTGACGGTGGAAGTCGTCGCCGATACAAACCGCTGATCCTGAAGCAGGAGATCGTGATACCAGGGCGGAACGATGCACCAGCGCCCATCGCGCGGCACATTCGACTGTGACAGCACAGTGCCCAGGGCCACCAGATGCACGTAGGCATTGGTAGCGGTGCCCAAGTCGGAAACCGTGCCCAGTGCATTGGCGGTGGGGATGGCTGCCGTCATGGTGGTATTCACAAACTGATCGATGGTATCCGCGACGGCGTAGGCCGCGCGCTCCATCGCCGTTCCCATGACTTTGGGGTTTGTCTGTGCCTGATCGATGCTGTCGATTGCGAAGTTAACATACTTCGCCTGATCGATGACAAGCACCTGCTGTGCAGCGGTGAGGGCGTCCGGTGCAACCATGTCCGTATCTTTGGTATAGTCGCGGACGGTGATCGGCCCCACCTGATTGATTTTTACGGTATCGCCGTAAGCCGAGATGTCTCCCTCATAGTCACGGTTGATCGTGCTGGGGGCTGCGAAAACAAGCGCCTTGTCCAGGTAGCGCAGCATAGCAGATGACCAGACTTGAGGAATAAAAAGCGCAATACTCATTGCCTATTCCTATCCTTTTCTTAGCGCTTGAGCGCCTCTTCGATTTCAGACATGGGAAGTCTGTCTATCTCTTCCCGTGTCATTTTACGAAGCCCGTCCGCCGTCAGCGTAGAAGCGCTGCTCGGATTGGTAGCGGGGAGTTTAGGCGCGCTGGGCGCGGGTGTTGGCGTCGGTGCGCCTGTCCTGACTAGATATGGCTTTGCGGCCACAAGGGCGGCAACGGCTTCAGCCACGCCCGTGATTGTGTCGTTGTCGTCTATCGCCGCCTTCGACAAGTCCGCCAACTGATAGGCGTCTGCCGGATCGGCGATATTCAGCCGCGTGGCTTCCAACAGGACGGCATTCCGAATCGCTGATTGTCTATGGGTTTCCCGAAGCGTTTCTAACTCTTCGGCTCGTTTGTCGGCAAGCTCTTTGAATTTCTTCTGATCTTCAAGTGCCTTGTCCGCTTCCTCTGCCTGTTTATCCTCGATTGCCTTCAGGCGGCGGCGCGTCTCCGCTGCCTCGCCTCTGGTTTTCTGGATTTCGGCATAAGCGGCCTGTGGGTCTTTGACCCAATCGGGAATGGCGCTAGTTTCATGGGCCGTATCCGGTACGGCTGGCGTTACTGGCGCGGCGGGCGGCGTCTGGCCGTCCGTGGGGTTGGGCGTCTGGCCCGGTGTTTCGTCTGGCATGGTTGGCTCCTGGCCTAGATACTTCCGTCTTTTTCGTCTGCCTGTCTAGCTGCTTTCGCCTCGGCTGGTGCCCAGCGAGCAGCGGCGTTAATGATTTTTCTGCGCTCGTCTTTTGACTTTGCGCGGCCCCTCAGCTTGAGGGCGGCGAGTGCACTCTTGCGATCCCCGATTGGAAAACGTCCGCCCGACAATACGGCTTTCTTGTCTCGCGCCTCTGCACTGGGCGCTCCGCTCGGCGTCCTATCTAATGCCATATTCACCTCGCAAAATAAAAGCGGCACACTCGTTATGAGTGTGCCGCTGGCTTCCCGGTGGCTGATATAAAGTTAGAGGCGCTTGATTTACTTGTAACGCCTCAGCAAACAAGGTTTCTCAAGTTAGCGGCTTGAGTGGATGGCATCTATCTCAGGTGGATGCCAATAGGTAAAGCATATATAGTATATCACAACAATTCTAATCGTGCCTATCGTGTTTTGGTACGACGCTGCGCGGCAGGCCCAGGAATTCCTCGACGGCCCCAAGAGCCACGAGTAGCGCCTGGCGAATACCAAGCCACAAGGCGCGCTGTTTGTCGTCAATCATAATAATCCTCAAGAATATTCAAAGGTACAGCGGCAATTAGAGCCACATTGCGAATCGCCTATATCCGGTAGGCTATTGATTGGCGACCAATGGCCAGCCGCATCTTCACAGTCTATACAATGCTTAGCCCCGCCCTCTAGCACTCGGATTTCCTGAGTATAACCTGCCTCCTGCATACTGTTACGCTCGGAATCATAGTAGCCGCCCCAAATTCCTGAAGCATACATATTGAGACGCACTTCTATCTGTCCTTCGGTAAGCGTGCCGTCCGCAATCTCTTGCGCGAAACCCGCCATGTATTTATATTCGGCGGCGAGACGGCTCCCGATATCGCCCCACGTCTGATTGCTGACGTTTTCCCAGCCACCGGAGCCGAGCGCGGCCATCTGTGTATAAGCGCGTCGCAGCTCCACCATTGCGGCCTGCTGGAATTCGGCCAGGCTTACGCTGCCGTCCGCCAGACCTTTGGACATATCCGATAGCCGCTCGAATGCGGTATCAATACGCCCCTGCATAACGGCCTGCACGTCAGCCGCGCTGACATACTGCCCCGTGGCGAGATCGCGGTAGCGCTGGGCGGCGGCATCCCAGCCGTAGGAGGGGCCATTATCGGACACGCTTCACCCTTAGTTTCCGCGCCATCAGCAGCGCGTTTAATTCGCCGCCGATACGGCGCGCGTCTGCGATACTGTCCGCAATGACGGCAGGCGTAATCGTCGCGGCCTTTTCGAGCGCGGCATCGTCCAGGGGCAGCGGCGCGCCGGTAGGCTTGATTGGGGCGTCACTCATTTGATTGCCTCGAATGCTTGAACATCCAACCACGCGACACAATATCTAAATCCCTATCCCAAAAATCGTACAGGCCGCGTCCATCCGAACCCGTGCAATTCACCATACCGTCAACATAAAGCCCTAAACTATTAACCTTATAGGTGGTTTCTGGCTTTCCTTTTACACACACAATATCATCGGGGTATATCTGTATATCATTCATTTAAATGTCTGCTCCTGACTATTCCCTTGATTGGTAAACGTCGGGCCTTTGACGGCGGGAATGGCCCCGCCCTGCGGCGCGCCCGCATTGCCCAGCGCGTCGCCAGGCTCCTGGCCGCCGCCGCGTATCTTCTTCAGCATACTGCCCAGCGTCTCAACCATGCCCGCGCCTTGCGACTGGCTAGTCAGCGTGGCATTCTGCTGATCTTCCATCTGCTCTGATTGGCGCAACATACGCTCCTGATCAGGATCGTAGCCGCGACGGCGCAGGTAAGTATCCTTACTCAGCCCACCCACCGCAACGTCGATTTGCAGCGCCTGTGCCGTCGGAAGCGGATCGGATGGCAGCGGATCAGGCCACTCGACATTAATGTCTTCACACATAAAGCCGTCCAATTCCAGCACGTATTGGCACACCCGCCGGAGACCGTCGCCATAGTGCAGGCGCTTGGTAGTATTCTTGCCCAGCGTATCCTTAAACAGCACGCGCAGCCCGAAGTTTGTAATCGCGCCCAGCTTGTCCTGCACCGTGGTGGGATCAAGCTCGCGCGCCCCGGCAAACATCGCCCCGCGCACCATATTGGCGAAGTTGAGCGACGATACTAAATCGCTCTGCATTTCAAGGTTGGTGATCTTCGCATTCTCATTCCGAATAACCCACAGCCCGCCGATATCCGCCTCCGCCATTTCGGAAGCGCTGAAGCCCGTGCCTACCGTCTTGGGCGTGGCGTGATGCTTGAGAATGCGCTGAATATTCGAGGCAGTGAAGTTGAGGCTGTCGTTTAAGCGCTGCCCCGTCTTGCCCAAATCGGGCGCGCCATAGAATTGGTTGGGCTTGGGCAAATTCTTCCAATCGATAATCGGTGCCCAGGAGTAAGGCCAGGCCGTCCGGTTGCGTTCTATCCACTGCGCTTTGCTCTGCCCGCCGTTGGGCTTGCGCTCGCGGGTGTATTCGATAATCTCCCACGTTGCTCCGCCGGGGCCGTCGCGGCGCACGGTGTCTTCGCGGCGCGTCTGTGTAATGCCCTCGTACTCAATACGATACCACAGCACCCTATCGATATCACCTTCATCCCAGAATACGCCCACGTACTTGGGATCGAGGTTAACCAGCCGGATATACTTGCATTCATCATCGGCGGGCTTAATCTTCACAAAGCAGTGTCCGGCATTGCTGCCATTGAGGCCGATATCGTGCAGAAGCGCATTCTTTTTGTTGGCCTTCCAGAATGCCTCAAGCGCTTCTGTCATGGGCGTCTCCGGCTCTTCGTCGGTGGTTTGCGTGCCCATGACTTTAGCCATTGCGCCCTTAGCGCCTGCCACCATCCGCGATACCGCGCCCTGGATACCCGTCTTCGGCGGTTCTTCTTCTATCTCTTCTTCGGCAATGCGGAATTCAAGCCCCTCGACTTCGCCGATTTCGTCCGTACCAAACAGGAAGGATACGGACTTTTCGACAAGCAGGCCGCACAGATTGACGATGACGTTGTCGTTGACTTTGCTCTTGTCGGGCTTTAGCGGTTGAAGCTGCTCTCCATTAAAATAGTTCCACGCCGTCTCGATATCGGACTGGCGCTGCTTGAATTCCTTGAGCCATGCATCCTCAATGGGCTTGCTTTCTTTACTGTTTATGTCTAATGGGTAACTCTGCGCACCTGGCATCGGCTAATCCTTAGATAGAAATCCATACTAATACAATCACGCCAATACAAAACAACAAAAACAAGATCGCCGCTCCGACAACGAAGAGATTACCAATCAAGCTGTCCTCATCGAATAGTTTTGCTATTATCCAAAGGGCAGGCATTAAAACCAAATCAGTAATCAAGAGCTTGACAATTATCGCAATCATCGGTTAATCCTATCAAGAATAAAAGGGGTTGACGTGGATTACTTCCACTTTGCTATTCCCAAGCATCAAATCTGTCAGCGCCCATACGAGCGCATCCATCCTGTCGGGGCTGTCTTCGCCGGGCAACCAACTACACATTTCGTCTTCAAGCGCCGTCAGCATACCGACGTGGTGGACATGCCCCTGCTCATAGAGCGCTGCTATAGGTTCTGCTCGCGTGCGCTTTCCTCGGCTGGCGTGTACCGGGCGTATAACGATATGCGTGTCCTCGGCTGAAGCCGCCGTATTGAGGACGGCGCTAACCATTTCGCCTCCCTGATTTGTCTCAGGAATAATGGCGTCTGCTTGATAATCCGCGTAGGCTCTGACGACTCGACGGCCCCAGGTATCGGGACTTCCTTTGATTGTCCTATCTTCGAATACATAAGCCTCACCATCCATTGCCACGCCGGCCACAATAATCCCCGTATCATTGCTGTCCTCGTTGCTAGTCGCGGCAGGATCGACGCCCACCACAATGCGCCGCATCGATTGTATAAACGCCTTCAAATCGCCCGGCTCTATCCCCTTGCGACTATTCTCTATCGTGGCCCGTGTCCACAGCGCGCCGGGCACATCGTCCAGCATTTCGGCGTATAGCTCCTGCCGTCCCAGCGTCGTGCCTTCGTACTGCCGCGCGATCTGCCCGAAAAATGCCGGGGCAAGGTTGGCACGGTTATCGTAGGTACTGCCCCGCGTCATAACCACGCCGGGAATAGCCAACAGCTTACGTATAAGCGCCGTCCGGCTGGGCGTCGTGGTGAATACCCAGCGCGGGTGCGGCCCCAGGCGCAGGCCGAGCATTGCCATGTCGAATGCTTCCGGATATCGCCACGAACGCGGCTCATCGCCCCATATGAATTCACACTGCGGCCCGCGCAGGCGCTCCGGCTCATCGGCGCTGAATAACGTAGCCATTGCGCCATTAGGCCATGTCACCCGCCGTTTAGACGGCTCGTAAAGCGGCCTATTCCACGGCGGGCACACACTCATCAGGCCGCTCTCGCCTTCCACCATCACGTCGCGAGCGTCCGCCGCCGTTGGTGCTATCAGGTGGAAGCGCCCATAAACGCCGCTCTCGGCATAGTGGCGCACCGTCTCGGCCCCCGTGCGCGTTTTTCCAAATCCGCGCCCACACATGAGAAGCCAGCCCGGCCAGTCGCCGTCCGGCGGCAGTTGGTTGTTGCGCGCCCAAAAGGGCCAATCATACACAAGCTCGGCGGCTTGCTCATTAGTTAGGCCGCTGAGTAGGGCTGTCCGTTCCGAGGGCGGCAGCGCGGCTATCAAGTCCGCGTGCAAGTCTATCCCTTGCGTCACCGTTGCGCTCCTCATTAATGGCCGTCGGTTTTCCTTCGAGCAATTGCAGCTTGTCAGTGAAGATTGCCGCCGCCGTCGCCAAATCCTTATAGCTGGCCCCGTCGCGCGCCGTTTCCATTGCCGGGAATATGGCAGCCAATTCGTCCTTGATGGCCGCTACCAAGTCTACCCTTTTTCTGTGCACCACTTTGTGCGGTGGTGGATTGCTTGTGCCAATGCACCAACGACGCAAGGTTTCGCGCGGAATGCCCAAATGGGCAGCCGTGCGATCTAATGCGCCTGGACTATTCGGCCAGCCTGCGGCTTCGGCCATAAGTATAGCGCTGGCGCGGAATTCGTCGTCATAACGAGGTTTAGCCATCAGCATCCTTCGCTATGTGTCTCAATACAATGCGCTGCTGCGCCGCCACATTACCCCGCTTGGCCCACCACCACAGCCGCAGCCGATCCCAGCGCGAAAAGCGCAAAGCGCCAACACGGCGCAGTGCCCGGAAGCCATGAATGGGATTGGTTAATGCGGTAGACAATTTTTCGGCCAGGATATATTCAGGCTGACTGTATTTGCTCATGGCTATAGTATAGCACAACAATTTAGGTTTGGCGCAGACAGCAAAACCCCCCGCGTGTGCGAGGGGCATTGCCGGAGAGAAGAAAGTGAAGCATGGACAGAGACTGCTAGCCAGCCTACTGAGATAGAGTATACCACAATTTCAGCGCGGCGCATCAGTCATCGCCCTTCTCCTCCGCCACTATGGTTAGCCATGCCTCAATGGCTTCTGATAAGTAGTCGTCATATATGCCGGGGTGCGTATCTTCAAATTCCTCTGCGATTGGCAACGCCTGGCGCAACAATTCGTCTGCCCGTTGAAGTCGCGCCGCCAGCGCGTCCCGCTCGGATTTCAGCCGCGTCACCTCCGCCACCAGTCCCATGAATTCCTTGTTGTGGCTATTCTGCCCCGCCGCATAGGCGAAGGCCAGCGCGTCGCCGCTGATAATCCGCGTCTCTCCCAACACGCCCGCGTTCTGCAGCCGCTCGATTTGCGCGGGCGTTAGTGCGTTGTGGTGTCTGCGCTTAGTCATGGTAATATGCCTTCCGCTTTTGCGGCTTCTATCTCACGTTCAAACCAATAATCGTGAGTGCCACGAAAACCGCAGTAGGGGCATTCGATAAGCTCAACCATTTGGTGCCACCGCACATTATTGGGCACTATGCGCCACAACCAATTAAACAGCGGGCGCGGGATAACCACACGGCCCAACACGGGCCTATCAATCTGCGGCAATTCGCCTTCGGGGATTAATTGGTAGCAAGCGCAATTCTTATCGCCACAAACGGCGTGCTGCTGCTTATTGCACTTCGGACAGGTAAACATATGTCTCTCCTATGCCGCGCCAGTGCCGCCACCCAGTACCAGCGCGATCTCACGATCAATCGGATTGATTACCGCATGGACGCCCCCCGTTGCGCGGATGGGCAGGCCTTTGAGCTGCGCATAATTGACATTGGGCCGTCCGTTGGCGTCGTCGGGAATAAAACCGCCCAGGTACGATCCTCCCCACGCTCCCCAGCGCTGTTTGAGCTTGTAGCCGCGTTTGACATCGGGACAGACGATAGTCTGCGGGAAGCCCATCAGCATATGGCGGTGGCCCATCAGGAATAAATCCGCTTCATAGCGCCCCATTGTGTCCTCCATCGTCAGCGCCGGGCTGCCCATTTTGCGCCCACCGCCGTGGCCGTGGTGGGCATACACGGACAGCCGCCAGTTGTGGCCGGTGGTATTCCCCTTCGGGCTGTAGTGGAAGCGCAAGTCCAAGAAGCCTTCATAGCCCAGCGCCAGCGTATGCGCCCGCGTGGCGTCCAGCCCGGCGGCCCGCCCGATACGCATCACAAAATCGCTGAATACGTCGCGGGCGTTATGCTCAAGCTGCGCGGTTTCGTGATTGCCTTCCAGGAGTGCCAGGCACTTAGGCGCGATTGGGGCCAGCAATTCTTCTAGCCTGTCCAACTGCGCCAGAATGACATCAGACTTGTCGATACACCACGGGGCCAGTGCGTCGGTGCTGCTGCGCTTGTCATTCTTGCGGCCCACAAAATCACCGTAGTCACCTCCGCCAATCCAACGGGCCAGCGGATCGGCAGCGATGCGGGCGATATCGGCCTGAAGCAGCTTCTCATCACACGCCGAATGGCCCAGGTGAATATCGGTGATGTGGTAAAGGCGTATCCTGTCGTATTCGTGCGTGTAGGTGATGTCATGCTTGATTGTCTTGATGATGTCTCTCCTTACTAGCGCCCGATTGCGCCCTGCCTCGCCCCCGGTACGATGTCCCTTCCTCGCCCGTGCGTAGCATCACAATTATACGAACTAATCTACCATTTCAAGATCGGATCGTTCTCGGCCAACTCTTCCTCCGAAAACTGGGCTTCGATGCGTGGGTTTTTGCGTCGGCCGCCGCTGCTCATCTTGTCGGATAAGGCATCCGGACTCATGCGGCGTACCAGATACGCCTCGTGCGTGCTGGCGACCTTGATCAACCGTCGCCACGGCTGTGTGATTGACATCGCTTGCCCTGCAATGCCATCTGGCCCATCATCCGCATACAGTAGATACACTTCCATCTCTCACTCGCCTTTCTTGAATGGTTCCGATAACTCTGAATTATCGGTACTTATTTCGAATCCATATTCCGACGCTGCTCTCCTGCCCATTTTCCAATCAGTTTCGGAATCCACATTTCTTCCGGCGCAAAAAAGATGCAGGCACATGGCGTGACATGTGTCTTCACAAAACCTGTTTTGTCGTTAAACTGATATTCGCCCTCTCCGTGGCACCGTTCGCAATCAGGATCAGGTGCACGATGAGCAGAAGGGTATTTCAGTCTAATTTCTTCAAGGGTGATCATTGTCGTCCTCCTGGAATTATCTGAACCTATCGCTTGTTCCACGGCTTGAACGTCCGGAGAAACTCCACATCAGGCCACATGCCGGTGAATGTGATCGCGCGGTCATCAATCGAGACGGCGGCAGCTGGCTTCTCGGTCGGAAATGAAACCTCAATGATCTGTGTGAAGCCTTCGCCACCACCAGATGCGCGCCACTTCCGACGCTGATCCGCAAACCAAAGCGCCATTGCATCCGCTCCGCCTGGCTGGTTGCTCCGGCTCGAAAACACCTGGATGTCGAAATAGGGCGCGACGGCTTCCAGGAACTCGAACAGGCCGGGTACGTAGTCATCTGGGATGACATCAGCACCCTTCCAGCCGCTGGTGTACATATGGCATACGCCGTCAAAGTCCAGACACAGGATAGGCTTGTACCGCTTCTTTTCTTCTGACATTTCGTCTCCTTAATAATTGATTACGTCAAGTGTCATCATATTGCCTGATACCGGAACTTACGAAAATACTGCTTTTCTTTTGAATTTGTCCGGCAGGCTGGTGATCTGCGTGCCGCCCAGGTAGAGATACCCGCCGACAGACAGACCGTCCGGCAGGCTGGTGATCTGCGTGTCACTCAGGTCGAGCGAGCCGCCCACGGTCAGGCTGTCCGGCAGGCTGGTGATCTGCGTGCCGCCCAGGTCGAGAGTACCGCCGACAGACAGACCGTCCGGCAGGCTGGTGATCTGCGTGTTCCGCCAATTATGCGCAATAATCGACACCTACAAGCCAGTACGAACAACCACGTCTCCAGCCGGATTAAACGTAAAAACGTGCCCGCATACATGGCAGATATATTTGTGCTTCAACTTGCCGCTTGATTTCAGATAAGGATACTTCGCCCCCCATTGCGATCCTGAAATTAAGCCGCGGCATCTTTCACACCGTATAGTCTTGTTTACATGCACCATCTCTCAATTCCTTTCCAGTGCGCATATCGCCAATTATGTGAAGTTATTTCTTGCAATTCGGGCAGCGCTTGAACTGGCCCGGTATCGGCTTTGCATAATCTCGGCCATCGCTGGGCGGCTTGGCGCTGCTGCCTGACCACGCCCACCATATAGGTACAACCTTGCTGTCATTGCATCGCTTACACTTTGGCATGTTGATCCTTTCGTGAGGAATATCGTTACCTACAGCCGCCCGTAGCTTACGGCTCGTCCTGCGCCCTGTCGGGCGGCTCGCTCGGATCACGCATTCCTTCATGCCATCCGAAGATACAACCACCGCACACCATATCTTCTCCGACGACATGCGCGGTGCAGGCGCATTCCGGGCAGGTGCAATAATACGGATACAATTCGTCCAACTCGTCCCATTCGTCCCAATCATCCATTGCTACTATCCTCCTTCGGCTTCAACCAACTCGAAGCTGATAACCCAAACGTCTGGGCTGGCTTCCCATCCCTTCACCGGGTCATTGGCGTAGAGGCCATCCCATATGGCTTTGAAGGCATCGTGTATTTCATTACGGAAAACCCCGCGCCATTCGACGCCCTCGCGAACACAATCCTCTGTACTGATATCCTGCAACTTCTCCCGCCGTATCGCGGTGATACGCAACCGGGCCAGATGCCAGCCATTCGCCAGCAGCGCCTTCTTTGTCCAGTGCTTATACTTTTCGCGCACCTGCGGATCTAGCGTGGAAACGCCGTCCTTGATAAATATCGTGCGCTGGCCGCGGCCCGGCTGGATGGCGTAGGTTTTGCCAACTTCATATGCCGTGCGCCCACCGGGATATCCCTGACTGATTCGGATGATAGAGCAAGATTTATCGGCGCGCACAAGGCCATCTTCCGGTTTAACAACCCGCCGCGTCATCGTCTTTGCCCCGCTCAATATCAGCGTGCAATTCTCAGGTGTAAATTGCATCACATCCCCCTCACGGCGCGCCACAGCCACACCAGCATCACGGCGGTGGCGACGACACTCAGCGCGGCCAGCGCGAAAGCGATTGCGCAGCCGACGCGCGACAAGTCCCACGGGTGGCTAGTCGGTTTCATTGTCCATGCTCCTGAATAAACCGTATATATTCGCGCTCAGTCTCATCTAGCACTTTTTCGGGCTTGTCGCCCCTGCATACATGGCAGTTATAACCCATTCCGATTTCATGCCCTTTAATGCGGCAAATATCACAGCAATTTGTAATACAATCGCCTTCCAAGTGCCCGCGCCCACAATGTAAACACGTTACGTAATGTTGTCCTATTGGCATATCTCCACTCTCCATTGCTATAACTCATACCACCCGCGCTGATAGTCCCATTCCTGTGCCAGGGTTATCAGCTTGGCCTCAGACTGCTGCGTGCTGTGGCTGTCGTTGTTGACGCGGTACACGCACCCCGTCCGCCAACAGCGCAGGCACGTCCAACACATGACGCCGTACTCCATGCGGTTATCTAATCCTAGCACGATAACCACGACTTCGCGACCACAGCACATGCGGCCAACAAGCGGCCTTTCAGCCGGGCGCAGGTGCCACGCGCGCATGTCGGCGATGGTGATTGCTTCGGGTAGCACGGGTGTCATGCTATGGCCTCGAATTTTGGAGCCATGACAAGTCCGCGATTGCACTGTCGCTTCCATTCAATTTGCATATCCAGCATTTTATCGAAGTGCTTCTCTGAAGTGGCACGATTACGACATGCTAACATGCGGGCCAAGTCATTATCATCCGCGTGCATAATCAAGGCCCATTCATTAATCCGCAGATAGTCACTCATTCCTTCATCCCTCCAATCTCGAATATCTCATAGAATGCCTCTTCAAACGGGTGCATCACACGCGCCGTGCTGCGATTGCTCGGCATCAGCGGCAGGCCAAGCGCCGCGTCTTCAATCTCGCATAGTAGGCCGGGTGTCGCCTCCCACAGTACCGGGCGCGCGCAGACGGCGTACAGCGGGCAGTACACCAGCGTCGTGCCGTTGCCGCCCGTCACACAGCCCGCCGGTATCCAGCCGATGCGGGCAGTCATAATCTCGGCGTAGGTGGCGCGGCGCTTGCCGGAAGTCTCGACGGCCTTGTGATTGCGGTGGCGGCTGCGCGAATTGGTGCAGGCGCGGCACCATGACTGCCGCTGGCCGCGATCCGCCCGCACGTCGAAGGCGGCTTCGGGCTTCGTCTTGCCGCAGTGGACACAGCGCTTATTATTCATTATTCCACCTCACCGCGTAGATATTGCATGAGCCTGTCCGTCTGCCATTGAATCTCGGCGTCCCTGGCGGCGGCCCAGGCGGCGTCCATGGCGGCGTCCCCGGCGGCGGCCCAGGCGGCGTCCCAGGCGGCGTCCCCGGCGGCGGCCCAGGCGGCGGCCCAGGCGGCGGCCCAGGCGGCGTCCCTGGCGGCGGCCCAGGCGGCGGCCCAGGCGGCGTCCCTGGCGGCGGCCCTGGCGGCGGCCCAGGCGGCGTCCCAGGCGGCGTCCCTGACGGCGTCCATTTCTTGATCTGTGACGTTACCATTGGCGAAGGCGCGAGCAACGACAATAGCATTAATGCTTCTCTCGTCCGGCTTATCAATTAACGCCAATGCACGTTCCGCACAATCACAAGCAAACAACCGCGCAGTTTTATCATTCCAGGTAGTCAAGCGATATAAAAGCCGCGCCTTGCGTACAACAATCTTATCTGGCGCGGCCTCAACGTCGCCCTTATATTCTGCGACAAACAGCGCCGGGCCAAGCCATTGAAGCACGTCACCCACTCGGAACAGATGATAGCCATTCTCACAAGCAACCAAAACACCTTCAATAGGCTTCATCCATTTTCCGGGCTTCGTGGCCGTTGGCAAATGCCAACCACCGCGCCCCGCATGGTGACAGCTTCCGTCCTCATTAAGCACTTTGAACAAGGTTGCGTCCGTCAAATCGTAATGCGTAGTCATTTCTTTCTCTCCGTGATAATGATGGCGCGGGTTAATCCCGCCCCATAATAAACATATCGTCCGGTTTCGCCGTCAGGCTTTCCGCCAGCCATTCCGGCCCTGTCGTCGCGCCGCAGTCCGGGCAGCGCGTCACAATCGTCAGCCGCCCATTCACGTGCGTGGCGGCGCTGACAAACCACCCGCTGCGGGCATCGAGCTGTACATTGAATAGCCGGTGGCAGCCGTCAGTGCCACAGAAGCGCGTGGCGAATGTGGAGTCCGGCTGTTTGCGCGGGATTGGCGCGCGGAGATCTGCGCTAGGCATTGGCGGCCTCCGATTCAGCTATGACGGTGAATGGCGCGTCAGCAAACAGTTGCGCAGCCGCCCGATTGAATACGATAGACACTCGCTTGTTAAATCTCTCGGCCTGGCGGGCGTCGATGGCGGTGATTACCATAACGCCATTCTCAAATCGCAGCGCCTGGGCTTTCTTGTATTCGTTGGCAACCTCGGAAGGTAATTGCCGCAAAGTGTCAGAAAGAAGAGCCGCCCATTTCTGGTTAATCTCAGGGGAAATCTCTGGTGTATTCTCAGTATTTGTATTGGCTTCCAATCCAATAGCCTGTCGGTTTCCATTCGGCGGCCTATCGGTTTCAAATCCTACACCGTCCCCGATTCCAATCGCATGCCTATCGGTTTCAATCCCAATAGGGGGGTATGTTATTTCGATTACTTTATCGGCAAACAACTGCACGAATAATACGTTTCCCAATTTGACGCCACCCACATTCACAGTAAGAAAATGTTTTTTAATCAGCGCTTTATCTTCAAGCCTGTCTGTGGCGTCTGCAACTTGAAACTTAGTAAAACCAAACAGGTCAGCGAATGCCTGATAACTACGCTGCAACATTTCGCCCTTGAATTTCTTTCGATAGCCGATATGTCGTCCTGTGTCCTCATCTCTGATTTCAATAGGGCGATACCAGTACACAATATCGGCCAGGATCATCATCGCCACAAGGTCAGGCTTGCCGCGTGTCTCACGCTTACCAATGGGCAAGCGAAGCTCTGGCGCGTTATACCATGAATGCGGGATAATGTTGCCGACAAACTCCACGCCCGTCAGCGCCATTACGGCTTCATTGCCCTTGATATCATAGCCACGCTGTTTCATTTGGCACGTCCAAAATATCTATTCCAATCAAAAGTATTGGCGGCCCTTTTGGCGGTCAGTTTTTTTTGCTGCTGAATAAACCATTCTTGAGATTTATATTCGAGAGCCAATCGGGCAATGTTATCCATTAAAACCGGATTGGTAATCTGTGCTTGTACCTTTAATGCTTCGTGATATACAAAGCTATACCATTCTCCCTTAACGTGGCAGTGCCGATATTCTCCCAATAACCAACGTTCAATTTCTTCTGCCTGTGTAGACATTGGGTATTCCAGAGGATCGGAATGGGCCACCAGGACAAGATCGAATGGTATTCCGGCACGTATGGCTTGAATTCTTTTTTCTGGCGCGCCGCTTGTAATTCCCAACTTGTACCAATTATTTATATCAGCCATTGCCATATAGACAAACATTTGTTGTATATACATATTCTCAATTCCTCATGGGGCCGCACACCGCAGCGCGCGGCCCTGGGGATTCAGTCGTTGGCTTCTTCTTTGAATGGGTACAGTTGAAGCATTTCCGCTTCGAATTTGCGGAACTTCTCCTGCATTTCCTTGACGAACTTCACATACGCCATCGTCATGGCGGCACTTTCGCCGTCTGAAATTTCGTCAATAAAAAGCTCGGCTGACATTGACATTTCAACATCGGCCCCGTACCACCCACCTGAAATCGTTTCATTATGCTTCCACATTGCGTTTACCTCCGCAAAATAAAAGCCTCCGCAAATGCTAGGGGGCTACCCGGTTTCCCGGCCCTAGCGCCTGCGAAGGCGCGGTACACATTATACTCGGTGGAGTAGCCGTCCGCCGTCAGTCATTTCACTGATACCATTAATTATAACAAATCGCGCCCCGCCGCGCCACCTGCGCTATCGCTCCCGCGTCGTGCGGGCCGTCAGCACAACGCGGCCGTCCTGTGCGTAATACTGACAGACCCCGCAGTGCGTGCACCGGGCCTTCGGGCGCTTGCCCGCCCAGTCCTCGCGCAGAAGGACGCGGTGGCAGGTGGCACAGACGGGGATTGTGTCGGGTAAGGTGATTATGTCAGTCATAGCATTTCCAGCCTTTCTAAGACTTCCTCCGCCGTCCGCGCAACCATGCGCAGATCAGCGGGCCACTTCGCAAACCACGCCACCTGCTGCTCTCGCAACTTGCCCCTGCGCGTCTTGACTTCCACGAATACCATCCGCGCGCCGGACGGGGACGCAACGACTAAATCCGGGACGCCCCGCCCGACAGCCGACAAGTCCTCGACGTGGCAACCGGCGGCGCGCAGCTCCGCGACGATTTGCGCGTGATTGCCATCAACGCGCGCAGCGCGTCTAGTCATCGTCGTCGGCCTCCGTGCGGGGTTGCCACTGATTGCAGCCGAAGTCAAATTGTGTATCGAATGTCGGCGCCTCGTCACAACTACTAGATGATAATGCTACAGGCGACAAAGGATCGTCAGGCAATCCGCATGTGACCCATTCTTCTTGAGGCGAATTAGATTCCCAATACCAACACGTCCGGCAAACGTGCGGCGTGTCGGTTGGCGCGGGCGTCAGTGCGGGCAGCGTGGTGTTATGCGTTATCATCGGTGGCCTCCAGGAATTTACGGGCACGAGTAATCGTGCAATAGGGATCATGCGCGAATGTATCAGAGTTGCCGATAGCCCCGCACATGACACAGGAATAACGGCGTCCTTCGGCTGTCAATTCGTGCATTTCCAAATAATCAAGCTCAAACATCTCCTCGATAATTCTCCGTACTTCCGCAATGTGGGCCGCCTTGTCGCGCAACTCCGCGACGCATTCCGCATAATCGCGCTCCATCGCGTCGAATGCCCGGCGCTGAATGGCGGCTGCGCCTTCGAGGGCGGACACCTGGGCGCGGGCCTTCTCCAATGCGGCTACAAGCATTTCGAAGTCCATATCTTCATATGCGCGATAGTCTTTCATTTCGTCTCTCCTGTGTCGGCGTCCGCAAGCGCAACGTCTAGTGCGGCCTTAATCGCCTGTGCTGCCCGATTGAATGCCGCCGCCCGATCTTCGTGCCGCTTCTGATAGGTTGGCATGTCGGCGGCGCGCTTGGCGTCAAAACGCGCGCCCTCTTCGGATTCGCCCAATGCTATAAGCGCGGCACGAGCTACTTTAACTGATATCGTCACTACGTTTTCCATGTCTTCACTCTCCTCGCGTCACTTGCGCGGCGCGGCTAGTCGATCCTCGTGATTGTCACAGTATATGTGCCGGGCGGCAGATCGCGCCCGACGAATTCTCGCAGCGTGGCCGGATTGTTTATCACCCACGTTCCCACGGGCTTACCGGCTTCGGTGGCCGCTGATTGGGCCTGCGCACAATAAGCGCGAAACTTCGCCACGTCCAGCCCCAGCGACACCGCCGCGTCGAGCAATTCCAGGGCATTGTCCAACACGCCCCCGCTTGCCTTCCTGGCGATTGCGAAATGCAGCATGTCTAAGTCCTGATAGCGCTTGTCGTGCAGGACGGCGGGCGGGTAGAATCGCAAATTGCCGAGATAGTCTCCAAACATATCGCTGCTGTAATGTTTGGCGGCGCATTGCTTCAACAGCGCGACGGCCATCGGGCGCAATTCGGGATCGCTGTTAACGTGGCGGCGGGCGATAGCGAAATGCTCGAAGTGCAAATTGTCCGGCAAAGTCACGGACGCCCGTACCTTTGCAGGCCAATAGGCGGCGTTATTGCGCCATTCTGAGACGCGCTGCGGCGAAGCTCCGGCCTCCCGTGCCAAGTCGTTAAGCGTCGGTGTGCCCGTCTCGCGATCCTCGTTGGTGGGGCGTCCGATTGTAATCTCGAAGTGCAGCGCAATCTCGCCCAACGTCCAGCTATTCTTGTCACGCTTTCCAAGTTCCGCCGTCATGGCTGCGACGTGATCGCCGAAGTCTTCCAGGCTTTCCACGTCCAGGGCGGGATCGGCGGCGACTGGCTCCGGCTTGGGCGCGGGCTTGCCGTCGCGAGGACGTGCGCCTAAACCGACGCCACGATCAGACGGCGGTATCCATTCCGACGCGGGGCGAATGCCGGTAAGGATTGGGCGTCCGGTCTGGTCATCGATGCCGCGAATGTTTCGGTCGGTCATATGATAATCCTTTGGGGCCATCGCACGGCCCCATGATGGTTAGTCCTGCCAAAGCGTATCGGCGAACAACGGAAGGGCGGTCTGATAACTACCCTCGTCTGCCGCCAGCGCCATGTGTTTTTGCATCTGGCGATAGTAACTGGGCTTTAGCTCGCACATCACCGCGCGGCGCTTATTTTTAACGGCTACATAACCCGTGCTGCCCAATCCGCCGAATGGGTCAAACACCAATTCGTCAGGATTGGAAAACAGGATCACAAGACGGCGGATAACCTCAAGCTGCAGAGGCGCGACGTGCTTCTCGTCCGGCGTCTCTTTGGCGACGCGGGTATTGAGCGTTTCGGTTTCTTTGATGCCGTACCAGATAGGACGTGCCCATGAAATCCAATCATCCTTTGTCGCCTCGCCATTATCCAGGGGCTTCACGGGCGTTTCATTATCGCCGGGCTTGTTGAAAATAAGTATATAGTCGGCCAGTGCCGGGCGCAGCATCAGGCTATCGCGCTCCATTGAAGCGAACAACAGCCCGCGTGATTTAGTGCGGATAGCCTGGGCCTGGGGATCTTTATCGATACACACCTCGCCATAGTAAACCCAGCCCTTATCAATGAACTGGCGAATGACATCACCGCGAAAGTCTTTCAGCCCGATATAACCATCATAGACTTTCGTGGCCGGAACCTGAGCCACATGCACGCAGCAATTGCGGCCCGGCTTTGTCACCCGAAGAAGCTCTTCGATGATAATCTGAAAATGCTCAAAGAATTGCTCGGCGCTGCGGCTGTTACCAAGATCGCGCTCGGTCGGGCTGTAGGTATACAGGCTCATAAATGGCGGCGAAAAGATAGACAGCCCCACAGTATCGCTGGCAATTTCGCGGATACGCTCACAGCTATCACCCAGCATGATCCGGTAGCGATCTGTTGTTTTGTCCTCGGTTGTATATTCGAAATTATCTGATGCACCTTCAAGCTCCGCCATTTGATCGGCCTGGACTTCGTTGATCAATTCATCGCTCATGTTTTTAGCCTCAGTTTCTTTCCGTTTGACATTTTCAAGGATAACGCTCTCGACATGCGAAAGCACAATATAGATATTGACGGGCTGTTTCTGGCCGAAACGATAGGAACGGCGCACCGACTGATAATAGCTTTCATAGCTATCATTCATACCCATGAATATCTGATTGGCGCAGTTCTGCAAATTGATACCAAAACCGGCGATCGACGACTTGGTAATCAGCACGCGATATTTGCCATCCTGGAAATCCTCAATGCCCTGAGCCTTGACTTCCGGCTTATCGCTGCCGGTAATCACCAGCGCGTCCGGGATAGCCTGTTTCATGGCCTGTTCTTCTTCATTGAGGCCAACCCATACAATCCATTGATCGTCCGGACTATCATTTACCAATTCAGCCGCCAGTGCTACCCGGTCAGACAACGAACCGCGCCGCACGTTATGCCGATCCTGAATACCCTTAAGGCCGGTATTGAAGAGCTGGCCTTCCGGCGTATATTCAAAATCAACCCACTGGGGAATGATGTTAAGCGGTGGCAGGATATATCCATCATCATCGAAACCGATATCGCTAGGATGGCGTACACTCATGCCCCACTGCGCCAGCCATTTAAAGAAGGGACGACGCGCATGGGATTTAAGCCGCCAGCTATCGGTAGACTGTTTGCCATTGGTACGCTTATCTTTTTCATCCTGGGCGTGGACAAAGAAAGACGCCAGCATATCCGCACGGCTCATCACACCCAAGAATTGAGAATGCATACCCAGCTCGACGATATCATTCGGGGCCGGTGTTGCGGTGCAGCACAACCGATACGGCACGCCGATAAACATCTCGGTGAGCAGCTTGCGCGTTTTTCCATCCAGCGATTTAAGGATGCTGCTTTCATCCAAAACCACCGCGCCGAAATCGGAGGGATTGAAGTGCTGAACCATTTCATAGTTGGTGATTGTGATCGTGGTTGTGGGTTGTCCTCCGCGACTGTAGACAATCTCAAGTCCGAGTTTTGTAGCCTCGCGTACCGTCTGACGTGCAACTGAGAGCGGCGCGACAATCAAAGTCGTCTGACCAATGAGCCGCGCCCATTCGAGCTGCATCATGGTTTTTCCAAGTCCGGTATCGGCAAAAATGGCGCACCGACCGCGCTTGACGGCCCATTTAACCAGCGCCTTCTGAAAGTCAAATAGCAGTGGATTGACATCGGCAACTTCAATATCAAAGCCAGATGGGGCGATATCAAAGCGCTTTGTCCTCAAAAACTCATGATAGGCTTTCGTTCGTTTGTCCATTATCTTCTCTCTTAGTAGTTGGTATTTTCAAGCCACTTGACAGCCACCGCGATCACCTGGACAAGCTCGTCGCGGATTTCAAGTTGGTGATCTTCATTAATGGCTTTTGCAACCTCGCCCACTTCTTCGGTCAGGATGGTCAGCCATTGGAAGTCCGGCAGCGATTGAGGTGTGCCCCATTTATCATCCTGGGCGCGGCGCTCCCGAATAACCGCATTCACTATCTTCACGAAGTCCATAAGTCACTCCAAAAGGAAAGCCCTCCGGTTTGGACTGGCGATCCCGGTTTCCCGGCAGTCCGCCCCGGAGGGCAGTTTCCACATTATTAGCACAGTCCCGGATCGCTACGCGACTGCTCAGTATTCACTGATGATGGTAGTATACACTAGCTCGAATTAAAGCGCCACCCGTCACGCTTCCGGTGCGTCCACGTCCTGCGCAAGTGCGGCTTCCGCATACATGGCAATCTTCATTAGTGCCGCAGCATATAAATCGCCCTTAACCGGGGCGTCCGCATAGTCGCGAATGTATGTCAGCGCCTCTCGCAGCCGCTTGCACTCGGCCTCGGCGGCGTCGGCGCAGACAAGCAACTTTATGCCAATGCCCACGGTGCATGTGGTGGTGTGTACAATCATTTCGGGAGTTTTCGCATCCGCGTCACAAACTCCACAATACCAAAATGTGCAATTGGGTATAGCTTCACCATAACCATCTTCACAATCGGCTTCATCTATGACATGTCCGTAATGCTTCAAAATAGATTCGTTATCCATTGCTTCACTCTCCACGAATGGCCCCGCGCGCCACTCGACACGCGGGGCGGGTTGCTCTATTGCGGCTAATTCAGCGGATCGCCCGCTTCACGTACTCCATCGAGGGACGCGAGGTAATCCTGCGCTTCCTGCCGCGCCGACTTCACATCCTTCAACCACGAGGCCATCGCATTGGCGGCGGCGACAGACAAATCCTTGAAGCTGTCCACGCCCATCATCGCCTTACCAAACGCGCGCCGATCTTCATCGTGCAGGCCGGTATTTTTGAAGGCCATAGCAAGCGCCTTCGCGGCTTCCGTATCAATGGCCGTATTCCGCTCGGCTTCCGTGGCGGCCTGTAGCTGAAGGCCAAACCACTTCACAAGGCTCTTGGGCGCGTAGGGGCGTCCGGTTGCACTGGGCTTGCTACCAGACGCGGGAAGCGCTTTTGACGCGTCCTGGGGCGGCTGGGGCCGTGTGGCGGGCTTACTGGGCTTGGGCTTGCTATATTCCTGGCCGTCATCCATGCCGCGCTCAAAATCCGTGCTTGGGTATTTGTCTGGATCATCGCCCGTTTCAATGCAAAAAGTTTCGCGCAGAGCGTATTTATAAGCCGCAGTCATGGCCTTATTCGCTGCCTTGTCGCCACTGTCTACACCCTCACCAACCACCGTTACATTAAACCCCGTCTGCGACGGCCCATGATAGAAGGTGAAGGTAAAGTCCGCGATCACGCGCGTCATCACTGTGCCGTTTTTATTAGTATATTGCTCAGTCATACGATTGAGTACCCCGGACGGGTGGACAACCAATCCATTTTCAACCATTGACGGGCGAATGGCAGCAATCAGCGCGGCTTCTCCAGCATAGGTGTAATTCAGATTGGGCGATGATTGTTTAACTACATAACCCACTTCCTGCATTACAGCATTAACGGCCTCATAAACATTCTGGTGTGTCATTGTCTGTCTCTCCTTGTAAGAATATCCTGATCTGCATACCGTAGTTTGCCACGTCACCCCATTCGGTTTCAAAGCCGCCTGTAATGGCCTTGATCCGTACCATGATAGCTTCACCGTCCAGCAGGGGCGCTACCTCGCGGGCCAAGTCGCGCGGCACATAGCCGACATGGGCAATAGTGCCATCGGGCATGGCGACGTGGACGGCCAGGGCGTTTTTGTCGTATGGGTTGGTAGGCTCTGGCACAATCCTGCATGGCTCATCGCCGCGCAGCTTGGCAATTAATGCCTGTCGTCCTTCGAATGTGACACCTGCTACTTTGACAGTCAGATTAAGCGACATTAGCTCTCTCCGTTATATGCGCCATAATCAGCGCGTCAATCATGCCAATCAGCGCCCGGCGCGTCTCGTTGCGCCGCCGCAACGCTTCCCGCGCCTCCGGCGTTGACGGCCAGGCGGGGAATTCTTGCGCGCTGATAAGCGCCGTGCGGTTGTCGCGCAGTTCCGCGAATGTGGCGGGCGTCATGATTCCGGCCCAATCCGCGCTGCGCGGTTGTCGTCATCGTCGGCCCGTTCGGCCATCGCCGCCCATTTGTCGCGAGGCTCAAAGATTGCCTCATTGTAACGGTTAATCTCGCGCGTCAACCACCACAAAGCCTCATGGGTGCCATTGGCCCAAATGTCCTCGCGGAGATCACACAGCGCCTCGCGGCGCGCCTTCATTTCTTCAATCGTCATTGCTTCACTCTCCTTGTTATTCCCGTGTCCCATTTTCCGGGAAGTTGTCTGCATACGTTGCGCGGTGCTGGGCGCTCTCGCGGAGGCCGTCGGCGTCCTGGATTGCGCGGCGCACAAATGATTCGGGCTTGCCTTCATACTGTGAGGCGAGTGTACTGAAGCGGACGGCGCTGTTACGCCATGCCCACTGATACTCGGCCCACAAGTCGTCACTGATACGCCCGTCACGGTACATATACTCCATCTGCTGATACGACTTGTCTTTAAGGCTTTCGAGGGTGTATTCCATTACTTGCTCTCCTGTTTCCGCGCTTCAATCTGAAACCACATATCAATGTAGCTCTCGCGATTCAGCGCGGTGTAAAATTCGCGGTGATCCAGCGTCACGTCATTGCGCTTCAGCTCGACGTGAAACGGGCGCTTGAAGCCGTGAATGTACTGCAACTTGACGATAACACCGTCTCGCTCGAAGGTGTGACTGCCCGTGAGTGCGTTAGCCATTGCACACCTCGCTCACAGAATCTGCCGCCGCATATGCCCTCGCCAGCGTGTCGATTGCCGCGTCGCGCTCGGCCACCGTGCGGAAGCCCAGGTTGCGGCCCGTCGTGTGATTGACGGCGCGGAAGTGCCAGATACGCGATATGTCCGTGTAAAGCTCCCACGTCTGCCCGTTGATTGTGACTGTCCTGGTTGTGTTGTCCATTGCTTCTCTCCGTTAGTCCTAGAATAACTCGCTGATATCGGCCCGCAGGAATGCGGCAATCTTCTGCTTCTGCTCTTCCGTAAAGTGGAAGCGCTGCCCGCGTGGGCTTACGTATTCGCGCATCCGGTTATGGAAGTCGCTGCGGGAGGCCAGCCCGATTGCACGGGCCACACCTGCGATCTTGATCTCGTGCGTGCGAATGTACCGTGCAAGTTTTGTTTCCTCCATAGTGTGTCTCCTGTGTGCTGTAGTCTCATCAGCGCCGGTTACAGCTTACCGGACAGACGGGGCATGGCCCCGTTTCGACTAGCGGCAGAATTCGTATTGATAATAGGCTGCCATTTTTTCCATTTCTGCTATTTCGGCCTGCGCTGCTTCCTCGATAGCTTCACTCTGATAGGCTTCCATCTCATAGGCCAGGGCGGTTTCAAATCGGACGAAAATCATTTTGTAGATATATTCTGCGTAGCTTTCCATTGTCTTGTCTCCTGTGCTTTCTGTTATGCTTATAGTATAAGCCCATTTGCGCTATTTGAACCTTAAATCTTTCCGAAATTACAAAGTTGTTATGTGGAATAAAAAAGCACCGCCGGGGAGCGGTGCTTAGGTGCTGCGCGATGGTGGCGATCCGCAGCCGATATCTGGTCATGACAAGGCCGCCCCACAGGCCACGCGGGCGGTAAATCCATTATAATGCAAAACCCGCCAGCAGCGCCAGCGGGTTTCGAGCCTAGCCTACCGTTGGTAGGTAGGAATCGCCCCTGACAGGCGGGGCTAGTCCAGCGCGGCTCTCGTCCGACTATCCGCGCGAAACGTCATAGGTACGGCGCGTCTTCTCAACCCGCGCCAGCGCTGGGGCCGCTCCCTTTCCCCGCGCTCAGCCCGTCCTCCAGCGCGATCAGCCCCGCCAGCGCCATCAGTACAGTGTCGATGGTGGGCGCGACTTTGGACAGCGCGTCGGCATACTGCGGGAATAACTGCCCGCCCGCCGCAACGACAATCGCCAGCCCGGCCAGGACGGCCTTACGGCTCGCAGCCAGCGCCTTCAACGTGCCCCACAGATTACCAAAAAACTGCCCGGCCTCATTAAGAAAAGTCTTCATGGTTGTTGCTCCTATTCAGCTAATGTGAAATCGAGATAGTATTCACGCCCCGGCTCAAACAGATCGTCACGCACCGCACCAAGCGTCAAGCTGCCAGTCGGCGTAGACGCGAAGAATGATTTGTTTACTTCATTGGTTGCGGTGACGGCGATAAACTCATAAGAATACAGAAATGGCGGCGTCCCATTCCAGCCTTTTGATTTTTTAACTGACGTGCATGTAAATTTAGCTCTACTTTGCATGTTGGCATTCTCCTATACTAGTTTGGTAAATTCAGCGAGTATGCTTACTTCAATCGTAACCCGATGCCCATCCGTCGCCAGCACTCGCACGTTAGTGCCGCTGGGGATCGTCGCCAGGAATGGCCCGGTGTCAGACGTGCCCAGCCGCGCGTTAAGGTTGGCCGTTGTGACGGCGTTATAGGGCGGCGTGGGCGTGGTAGTCGGCGGCGGATCGACGGGCGGTGGCGTTACCGGGGGTGGGGTGCTGCCCGGAAGCGGTACGCCAATCCGCGTGTAGTTGAAGTCCAGGATTTTATCGTCAACGCAGGGCGGCGGCGGATTGTGGCCTTTTCCTGCGTCGCGGAATGACGTGGCATAATCTGATTTGTCAGCATCGTCAGTATTGCGTGTTGATATGAATACCGTCTCACCTATGACAGTCGGATCTTTGCGGTATTCGCTATCGGCGAAGGTCAGGAAGGCGGCGTAATCATCTACCGAGATACCCGCCCTTTTCCATCCGGGGCAGTAACGGTTTTCACTCTTGACATTATCAATGCCACATTCGCTGATAACCTTTTTGCATTTGGTTTTTAGCTTCTTGTTAGGGAATAACCATGGGCTATCCGCAAGCTGGCGATTGTCCGGCGCGGGCAGTAGATTATCATAGCCATGAAGCCCTAGCAGATAACCGCGCCGCTGACAATCCGCCAATGCGTCTGCGAATTTATCCTCCACGTCCCACAGATTGAATTCATTGGAAAACTCGCCGATCACCACCGGCACACCCAGGCGCATGATCGCGAGGTAAAACAAATTCAGCGTGGCAATGAAATCCTTATTAGGCTCATTGAATGCCACACACCAATAGACGCCAGTACCAGCTGCCTCAATGGCTGGCTTAAATGTTTTGTACCAAAGGCTTGCCGCGCTATCGTATTTTACCGCTCCCGCTGCCAGTGCCTCTAGTGTTACCTGGCTCTCGAATTGCTTTTCGAGGACGGTATCGCGGGCGATGACGGTAATATTCGGATAGCACTGTCGCAGCCATGCCGGATAGGTATAGTTGTTCTGAATTTTGATAACTGTTGGCTGAGACGCGGCGAGATCGCCCAGTCCATTCTCCTGAAGCGTCAACTGCGCAACGTTATCACCGAGGAAGCGATCAAGGTACAGCGAAAGTCCACTAGTCATTGATTAAATCCATTCTGCGCCCGTGGCGCTTATATCGCGGATGTTGGCAAATATGACAACTACACCAACGTTTTCTAAACCAATGGGCCAATAACCATTCTGGCGTATTGTCATTATCTCGCCACTCGCGGCTATAAGCGGCTCGGCGAAAACCAACAGCTCGGCGTCTCAGGAATTGGTGGCGTCGATAATCTTCTGTGCGTTGCATATCATTAATTCCATGCCCTTACATAATCCACGCGCATTTGTATAGGCAGCGTCGGCACGTTGTTGGCATTCAATCCGAGATTGACAATCAGGAAGTGTGGCGCGGCTGTGATATCCTTCGTCCAGATCCACACCAACGCGCCGTCATAATACACGTCAATCCGCCCCGCCGATCTCACCGCCCCAAACGTATGCCACCCCGCCACGCTGCCTATTCCATGACAGCCGCCCGGCCCACCGGCGGGTGAGTGCCAATGATAGCAGGCCACGCCGCCCAGCCCCTCCATCACGTCCGCTTCGCCATCGTCGGGCCATGTCTTCCCATCGCTCCACCACGCAGGCCATCCCGCGATAATGTCGCCACTCCCCGGCAGCCATATGCGGGCCTCGGTTGCGCCGTAGACAAATGCAAACTTGCCACTGGTTTCAACTAACCCGCTGGCGTAGTGCCACGATAGGCAGTCGCGCCGCTCGGCTGTCAGCACCAGCGCGCCGCCCGTTACGGCGACGTTTCGCGGGCTGTAGCAGTTGGCCTCTGCGGTGTTGACGGGCTTGCTGTCATTGTTGCCCGCCAGCCATGAGGGCGTCCATTTGCTAGTGTCCAGCGCGGTGCCGTTGAATTCGTCGTCAAACGTCAGTGTCCAATTGCCCGGTATCCCCGTGGGCCGGTTGGCGCTGGGGCTGGTTGTCGGCGTTGAGCTTGGTAAAGAGGTGATCGTAATCGCTGGCGTCGCGGTGCTTGTCGGGGAAGCGATCTTTGTCGGCGACGGCTGGAATGTGAAACTGGGGCTTGCTGTTGGCGTCCATGTCGGTATGTCTCCGTTATTGAAACCTTCCCGCTGCCCGTTTGGCGCGGTGATAATACAATCGCTGTCATAGATCGTGGCGCTATCGTAATACAGGAAATTCGGGCAGGCCGCGCCCGATAAATCGCCATTCAATGCTGCGCGCGCATCGGCCATAAAGTAGGCAATGTCGATTGGGTAATTCCAGGGACAGGCGGCTGGCTCTATGCCCTCGCAACCATTCACCACCCATGCCGGGAATTGGCATTCTTGCGTATTGGCCGCACAGCCCCATGTGATCGTACTGGCGATTGTGCCCAGGCTGTAGCGGTGCTCCCGCGTTCGGCGCAGCACCGTGCTTATTACCGACAGACAGGCCGCGTCTCGCTGATTGCCAAACCCACGGGATTCCACAACACACAGCCGTGCGAGTATCGCTTCGTCGCTATCGCCCTCCGGCGTCGCCACTTCGCACGGGCCGGGGCCACATGGCGTCACTACCACAATAGGCACGGTTGGGGTAGGCCTGGCCGTGGGCGTCGCTGCTAATGTCGCTGTAAATGTCGCTTGCGGCGTTTGTGTGACATATTCCGGCGTTGGTGTCAGGCTGTCCGCCGTAGCCGCCATTTGTGTAGCGTCGGCGTTGAGCGTGGCTTGCAGCGGCCCGAACGGCTGGCAGGCGGCGAGCAGCACGCCCAGCACGGTAGCAGCAATTGTGGCGCGTCTAAACATGAAACACCAGCCGCAAAACTAATTCAAAGGCGGCAGCGGCGATGAATACGACAATGGATGATATCACGTCCCATCGCGTCTGCTGAATACGAAGGGCATCAATCTGATCGCCATGCGTCTTAACCCTATCGGCGAGGCTGCGATTGCCATCGATGTACGCACGGTTTTCGGCAGCAGTCCGGTTAAGCTCCGTAATCTGCCGATTGATCTGCATAATCTGCTCGCTATGGACTGAGATGAGATTGCCTGCCGTGCGGACTTCCAACAGCATACTATCCATTTTAGCCGCGTTGGTATCGCCCTGCTTTTCAAGTTGGCGCAATAGTACCTCTGCGCGCTCCTGCGCCTTCAGGATGTCGGCAGGGTTGATCGTGATGATTAAATCGTCAGGCTGCTTCCTCGTAGTCATGGAATGATGCCCCTCATTGGTGTTTTCAGTCATAGCCTTATGCCCCCATAGCGGCTATACAATACATAACATACAAAGTATACCACACACGGTGTGCGGGCGGCGGAAGTTACGGACGCCCGTAGCTTATGAATAGTTGGGGCCAGTCATCTGTGCCCGTAGCAATTGCACTTTCGAGTTGGTGGCGGTCGAAAGTGTGCAGTTAATCTTAAACGTCAAGTCAGTGGCGCTATTCTCGGCGGCTGTTTTCTGGCCGCCGAGTGCTTTATTCAGTGTAGCCAGCGTGGTGGAGTCGGAGCTGTTACCGCCATCGCTGTACAGACAGGCGGCATTCTGCACGGATGCACTGCCCACATTCGTCACCGTTCCCTTCAGGTTAACCATGACATAGCGGGGCGTGCTTGCGCCGGTACTGGTGCTGGCCTGGCTGTGCAGGGTGGTACTGCCGAATATTACGTCGAATGTACAGCTAACCCCCGTGCCGCCGGTGTTTGAGACAAGAAACCACACATCATAGCTAAAACTGCCATTCGTGCCCATGCTGTTGGCTCTAATCGTGCGCGAATAGCCCGCCGTGGGCGTGGTGCTGGCGGCGACGATTGTGGACTGGCTTACGAAGTCTCCAAAGAAAAAGGTTCCTGAATTATCAAAACGATCCAGATATGTAAAAAACGGGGCATTCTGATAACTGAGCTGAATGCGGTTTCGATTGTTGGTTCCGGTGCGGCTCGCCGTTATCAGAACATAGGCTTCGCTAGTGCTGCTTCCAGTTTCCCCAAACGCATCAAGATTTAGATATCCAACCCTATTAGGCGTTGTTCCCGTATATAGGTTGTTGATCTGTGCGGTTTGAATGCCGTCGGAGGTTATAAATTTGATTGCCTCCGTGTTACTTCCCAGCGTATCAGAGAGAATAGTCAGCCCATTTGCATCCTGCACCACCGCGCCCGCGCCCGCCAGTAACTGCGCCAACGTGGCATTCGCGCCCACCGTCACGACGTTGGCGGCGACTTCCATAAACGTATATGACGTGCCGCTGCCCGTCGGGTATTCCTTCGCAGGGTAGACAATCCACGTACCCGTAAACGGGTTATTGGTGTCGTAGGGATCGCCCGTGCCCCACCGCTGATCAATCAGCGTCACGGGCGTGGCCGGGGTAGGGGTGACGGCCTGCTGCACGCTGGGCAGGTTGGAGGCGATGCCCACACTGCCGATCACGCTGTTACCGGCCCCGGTGACAATCGCGGCGGTTTCGAGCTGATCAACCGGCCCGGTGCGAGCGATAATCTTTTCGACAAGCGAGGACGACACCTGATCCGGTAATTCAATCGTCAGCGTAATGCCATCGTCACCCAGCGCCATTTGTGGCAACTGCCCTGTGCCCGTCAATAGCTCATTGGTGACTTTGTTCAGATTCCAGCCGCCCGCGCGGCGATACTTATAGATTGCCATCGATTAGCCTATCATGTGCGCCCATGCTTCGGGCGAGTAGTTGGCGCTGCTGTTTACCGTCTGATTGCCGCTGGGGTTGACGATAAAGGTAATGTAATCGGCGGCGCTGAATTGATAGACACCGGTGATAAACCCGCGCTTGGTTGATCCCGTCAGGCTGTTCCAGCCGATCTTAGTCGGGGTGGCATTCAGCCATACCTCGATTTCGGTAGTGGTTGGCGCGGTGGCCCATTCGAAGTTAAAGCCATACAGATACGTGCCCGCCGTGGTGAAGGTGATACGTCCGGTGTTGCTTACCGTGCTGTGCATGGTGTCGGTGTCCCAGCGCTCCGAATTAAACACAACCACGTTATCCGCGCCGCTGGTCAGCGCCTGGGTGGTATTGTGATAGACGCGGCACGAGGGACGCCCGTTATAGAGATAGTTGATATTATCGACGATATCGGCATTCCATATGGAGGCCGTGATCAAATCATTGGTACTACGCGATGAAACAGGGAATGCCATTGGCTATGCTCCTAGATAAGTAGTTGTGCCTAGCGCATCGAAACCCGTCGCGCCCAGCATGAAAAACGTCTGTACGGGCTTCGGCTCTAATATCCACTTCTCATAGTGGATATTCTGCGGCTGTAATTCGATATGCTTACCGATGATGAAGTATTCGTTATTGACGCCGGTTTGCGTCTCAGTCAGGGCTACGCGGCTCCCGATATCCAGGTCGCGCGCGTAGCCCATCAGCGCCGCGCTCTTGTTGGCATAGAAGCCAACCTCCTCAAGATTGCCCGTTGGCGTGTTATGGCAAGCCACTTCCCACAGCGCGATATCCTGAGCCAGATCGCCATCCTCCACCATCCGGGCGTCAATTTGTTTATAAGCGCGGCCATATAACCCGCGCGCCGTGGCGTCGTCATAACTGATCTTCTGCGCGCCAAAATCGCTGATAATCGTGCCCCTCACCTGGACGCGCGAGATATATATTTTGTGGTTTAATGAAGTAGAAAACGTCAGTTCGGCCCTATCTCCGAATGCCTTCATCAATACACGCACATATTTGGTTAATTCAGTGCCTTTGCCGTTGGGCTGCCCGGTGGCGGTATAATCAATCCCGGCCTGTGGGGTGATTACATCGGTGGCCCCGATCCGGTTGCCCGATTCATTGGTAAAGCGTATCGTCACCGTGGCGGGCTTGGTTTTATTAAAGCGGATAGGTTTATCGGATACCCCAAGCTGCACCCCTACCCCGTCGATTGCGCGCGGATGGTAATTCACATCCGCCGTGGTGATCAACGTGCTGCCGTAACTGTACTTAATCGGCGTCACGTCGGTATCGGCGAGCGTGGCGTCAACCGCCGTTACCAAGTCTTTGACAAGGTGCGCCCGTCCCCAAAAATTGAGCTTGCCATCGCGCCCCTCGAAAAACCACCCGCGCTCGCTTTCGGTTACGTCGCGCAGCGCACCATAGGGCGAGGCTTTCGCCTGGAAGTTGTCCCCGGCAAAGTCATACGTATTGCCGCCCGTCTCGATATTGGCGAAGCTCGCCGCGCCGCCCGACAGAGCGGTAGTGACGCCCAGCACACCCCACACGGTATTGCCGAGATAGAAGCCCGTCAGCATAGCGGGATATTCATGGACGTTATTCAGGATCGCGGTTATGAGCTGCGAGCTGTTAGCGTTGTTCTGTATGGATATCCCGGTTTCGTCGTTTTGCAGGCGCACCATGTAACCATTGCTTCTCACCATTGTGTCCTGCGTGCCGATGGTGGCCCCCGGAGCCGGGGCGATGTTATCGATACGCCCCTCAAACAGCGTTACCGTGGTGGCGCTATACGTCATTTGAAGGCGTATCTTGCGCCCTACCGTAAACCCTGATAGTGCGCTGGCGTGCTGTGGGCTGAATTTGTGGCTGCCATTATTCAGCAGCACCGTCATCTGTGCCGAGCGCCCGAAATGATCGCCGGGCGCGGCCATGCCATAATCGACAGTAATCGATTTCCAATAGGCGGATATATCGTCCCCGCTGTCGGCATAGCCAAGATTATTCTGTAAGTCCACCGCCAGCGCATAAGTTGCGGATACCTGTGTCATTATGTCACCCCCGCAAACTTAACGCCCCGCGCCGCGCCTTCGCGCATGATTTCATCAAACATCTGCGCCGCATTGGTGACACCGGGCAGCGTGATATAAAACACCGCTCCGCCACCAACGCCGCCCGTGGCAGACGGCCCGGCGAGTGATGGCGCTATTCCGGCGGCAAGACTGGGTGCGGCAGCGGCGGGCTTCATCATAGTATTGACGGCATTTCCCATTGAGGCTGTCATGTCGCCCACGAGGTTATTAACGCCAATAACAAAACCCATGCCGATATCTTCACCAATCGCCATTGTTTTCTTTGATGGCGACCAGGATTGGGCAGCGGCTTTAGCGGCGGCAATAGCAGCCACCACTGCCGAAACAAGTGCATCGATCAAGCCCTTAGCCACCTTAGCAGCCCCATCTACCAGCCCTTGTCCAAGCGCTGCACCTGCAGCGGAAGCTGCACCGATAAGGCCATTCACCCCATCAATCGCGCCATTCACATATCCCACCACATCGCCCACAATATTTACAAGCGGCGCAGTTAATGCTCCAAGCACGGACGTGGCCCATGCCTGCGCGGCGCTGACGGCATTACCAACCGTGGCCGTGATAATTGTGCCCGCATTGGCTAGAATGCCGCCCCACTCGGCAAGCACCTGCGAGAAATCCACCCCGCCGAATGCCTGCGATACGCTGTTGGCAAAACTCGTGAGCGTATTCAGGAATGTATCAAGCGCGCCCTTAAAGTTGCCCGCAAGAATTTGCGTAATGCTGGCGACCAGCCCGGAGAATATGCCCACAATCCCCGCGATAGCCTGCCCCAGCACCTTACCGGCAACCTCAAGAATAGGGCCGAGTATCGTCAGGATATTAGATATCGCCGGGCCAATATTCTGTAAAAAGGCGTTGACGTTGGCGAGAATTTGCGGCGATTCGCTGGCGAAGGCGTCCATAAAACTTTTTGCGATACTGCCGCCAATCTCTTGCAGCTTGGGCAACACAAGCGTATTGAAATCGTCCAGTGCTTTTTTAATAGAGCCGGGCAATTCCATTAATGGCCCTTCGATAGAATGGACAAATGCGCCCAAATCCACGGCACCAATATGAGCTAATGAATCTTCAAGCGTTATTAATATCTCCTGAATATTGCCACTTGCCAGGGCATTTGCCATATAGCCAAGAGCTTCTGAAAAGTGCATAGTCCACTGTGCGGCATCCATGATCGCATTCTTGAACCCCGGCAAATACATATTGGCCGCATTCATAATGTGTTCGTTGAATATGCCAGCCCCGCCCAGGATATCGCCCAGCCCTTGCGCGAAATCGATAACCCCCATCATCGCGCCGCTCATGCTGTCGATAAATTCAAAAATAGCCTCTTTATTCTTGGCCCAGAAGTCGGTAAGGATAGGCAGCAACTTGCCGCCGATTTCCTCGGCCACATTCTTGAGTGCATTTTGCAGAATTTCAAGCTGGCCCGCGAATGTATCGCCCGCCGCTTCCGCCGATCCGCCAAACTCTTTGTTGAGTTCGTCCATAATCACCTTTTGCGCGCCCATTAAATCGCCGCTTTCCTGCATTTTCTTTATCATTGCGGCCTGAGCTTCGGTGAATTGCACACCGACACGACGCAGGGCAGTCATACCCGTGATAGGATCATTAAGGGCCTTTCCCAATTGGATAGCACTTGATTTCAAGTCTTGCCCAAGTGCCACACTCATATCAAGCGCCATTTTGGTGGCCTGTGGAAGCGCATCATGTCCAATCGACGTGAATGTCATTAGTAGATTGGTTGTCGATTGGATAGCCTCATCTGAGAATGGCACCATATTGGCATAGGCATTAGCCATATTGTTGATTTGCTGCGAAGTATAGCCCGCCGCGCCACCCGTCGATTGGATAACCGCGTTTGTCTGCGCCATAACCTTTTGGCTGTCTGCCGCTTTATTGACAGCATAAGCCAGCCCGGCCCCAACGGCGGCAAGGCCAGCGGCGGCGGCACCCACGGCG